AATCCAAAACGATATTTTGCATCGAAAAGTTTTGTCATTATAGATACTAATGACTTGGATTTAAAATTATGAGCTTCATCACCAACTACTACATTAAATCTTGAAAAATATTGTTTAGGTAGTTTATAAATCGATTGCCAAGTTGTAATAATTACTTGAGAATCAGTTTCCCTTTCTTTTCCGGCGTAGATTTTGTGGCAAAATGATCCCACATCCCATCCATAATCTGCAAAATCTTTATACATCTGCTCTACAAGGGATGTCGTTGGAACGACTATCAAAATATTTTGTTCTTTCTCAACGTAATATCTTACAATCGAATATATCATCAACGACTTTCCAGAGGCAGTTGGAGATATCAACAACTTTCGATTATGTCTTAAAGCGCCGTATACTCCCTCAACTTGGTAATCGCGGGGAGCATACTTGCAAATAGAATTCATATAGTCTTTTACACCTTCTTTTGAAATCATCTCATTGACTTCAAAAGGAAGACCATAGTACTTATTGTTTCTAAACTCATAAGTGTAATTATGTTGCTCACAAAATCTTATAAGTTTATCTAATAGACCAACGTATATTTCTTGAGTATTGATATTAAACAAATAAATGTGACCATCCCACCACCTATTCTTATAAGCGGGAGCAAACTTTGCATTTGGTACTTCAAACTGAAATGCATCTCTTAATTCATAATAGACGTGTGCTTCTGCCTCAACTTGAAGATATACCTCATTCTTTTTTGATATGACCAAATGTGACATTCATAAAATATCAGTTATGAATATTTATTTCGTCAGTTAAACCCCGATTGAAACCTGTGCCATTCCAGAGCGTTCTTTATTTGAAACGTTCTATTTGATATACACTTAATAATCTCTTCCAAAAACTTTAACATAATGTCATAGTATCTAATTTTGAGTTCTACTTTATTCAGTCTCTCATCAGCGTCCATATGCCTCTGTAACGCTTCTTTGTCTCTAACTTTATACGGAAATGGTTCTTCTATATAAACCTCTGCAGGTGCCTTTCCCGTGTAATAGTTGTATCGTTCAAGTTTAACTCTATTGAAAGTTTCTCTTGCTTTCTCACGAAGAAGAGTAATTGTATTGTAAATGGTATAATATTTGGAATGAAGTTGGGGAATTTTTAAAGATTCATCGTGCAAATTATCAGGGTCAATGACAGCATCTCTCTGCCACATTTCCTGAATTTCATCAAGTGTCATAGAGGTTGTCCAGTTTCGCTCAAGATATTGTAGATAGTATACTTGAAAGATACCTCTGCTGTAAAGTACTGGATGTCGGTTTGTGTGGAGTCAAATTCCAACGATGTCAAAGAGACCGGAAATAAATCTTTAAATTTTACTATTGAGTTTGTATTATAATTGCTATCTAAAATATAAAGACTTCCATCACTAAATGCTCTTTTAGAATCTTGTAGTCCATCATCATTTGTAATTAATTCTTTATATTGCCCTGTGGTTTCTGGAAATCCCAATCCAGTTAACCAATTATGGACAACCATATAATTCATCATATCTTCATCGACTAAAAACCTTAAAGATAAGTCGCCGTATTGAAGTTTGCCGCCTGGAACATCAATATCCTTAAGATATGATGGTTGCTGAACCAATGAAAGTGTAATTTCTGGTATTCTTGCCGAGTTGCAAAAGAAACTTACCTTTGGTTCTTTTGCAAGAGTAAAATTAAAACCAACTGGTGAAAGAAAGTTTCGGTTTTGTATCTGATTTCGATAAGCAGACGCCATAATGTTTTATTGATATTTAGATAAAAAAAGAGGGTCCCGAAGGACCCTCTTGAAAGAGTTGTAAACTAACTCACATTAAGTTAGCAACCTTAACTCTTCTGTAGTAGGTGTTTGCATTGGTGGTCAGAGCACCAGCGCCAGCGGTAAGACCCTCAGCGAATGGGTTTGCAACCATTCCGTAACGGGTCTTAAAGCCGATTTTAGGCTGGAAGGTGTTCTCGCCAACAGCACGTACCATCTGCAGAGGAACGTATGGGCAGTAGAAGAGACCAGCGTCATATGGGCTAGAACCCTTATAACCGACAACGTAGAACTGGTTAGCAGAAACGTTTGCCGAATATGGGTCAATGTAGACGCGATACTTACCTTGAAGAACTCCAGCAAAAGTATTGCCGGTGTCATCAACGTTGAGGTTTGCGTTGAGTGCAGGGGTGTAATCGAGGACACCTGCCATTGCAAGTGCTGAAGCAACGTCAGCAGAGCAAAGGATGGTGTTACCCTTTCCTCTACGAGTTTGCTGGGCGATTGCGTTTGCATCGCGCTCGATTTGGAAAATCAGACCCTTGAACTTCTCAACCGACCAACGACCGTTGGAGTCAACGTCGAGGTCAAAAGTACCTGCGGTAGCGGTATTAACTTGAGCACCAGGCTTAGCAATCTTGTAGATGGTTCTGATAACTTCGCGGTTGATTTCAGCAAGAATCTCAGTTGAGAGAATGTTTGCTAATTCCGCTTCAGCATTCAGACCGTGGATTGCCTTGAGGTCCTGAGCAAGCTCAAGTGAGTACTCGGCTTTCAGAGCACGTGACTTTGCAGTAACAGTGACTTTCTCAATCGAGAATGCCATCTGGTTAAACTGGTCAGATTCGCCAAGCGATTCTGATTCGTCAGTTCTCATTCCTTGACCAACGTTATACTGGTTAGCGCCAGTAGCGTTGTTTGCTTGGTTGGTTGGGTCAAGTACTGATGGGTTGGTGCCGCCTTGAGCGGTAGTACCCATACCGACTGAACCACCGGTCCAACCGTTGGTGTTATTGAATCCGGAATCTTGACCGGAGAATGCTGAATCAACTTCGTTATAGAAGGTCTCGTTTCCAGCCTGGCTGGTGTAACGTGAGCGCATTGCGAAGATGAGTCCGGTAGGACCATTCATTGGCTGAACGCCACAGAGATCGTAGGCGATCAGGTTAGGCATTGAACGTCTGATTAGTGAAATCAGAACGGGGTCAAAACCTTGCATAGCACCGGTTGTTGCAGCACCCAGACCAGGATTTGCGCCTGAAGCAGTGCTGTTGGTTGGTGATTCGTAGAGAAACTCACGCTCTTCACGGAGTGCTCTTTCTTGGTTTTCTAACAGGATAGCGGTTACAGCTCTACGATGTGAATCTTTGAAAGAATCAAGACCTTCGTAGTCAAGGAGCGGAGCCCACTTCTCCTGCAGTGATTCTAGGTTGAATCCTTGCATTTGTGTTTACCTCTTTAAAAGTGTTGTTGTTTGATTTATGATTTAAAAATCACTTTTTAGAAACTCTTTGGAGAGTCTGAAGATATGCACCCATTGTGCCACTAACCGATTGAATATTCAGATTAGTTTCTTCCGACAGATTTTCACTAGCGTTTCTTTGAGTACCAGCGGTTCTGGTTGGGAAATAAGATTCCCTCAGAGTTACTAGTTTCTCACGATAGCTCTCTTCACCATCAAACTCAACATTTTCGGCAAGAGAAGCGAGTTTGTCCTTTTGAGAAAGTGCAAGACCCTCAGCGACTTCAGCAAAAATTACATCAGAAACTGACTCGGCTAATCTTTTATTTAGAGCAACATTTCTTTCAATTTGCTCGTTGAGTTTTTCTTCCATTTCATCAAGTTTATCTACCATGCTCTCGATGACATCATATCTATCTTCAGGGATTGTTACATAATGATCTTCAAAAAGACCCTTCATTCCTTGGAGGAATGATTCGGTCATTTCGGTCTTAAGACCGTGCTCAACTGCGAGTGCATTTTCTTGAATCCACTCGTCAGCAACATACTCAAGGTATGCGTCAACACGCTCTACAAGACCTTCTTTAATTGATTGAATTTCTTCTACAAGAGTCTGCTCATATGCCTCTTCAAGTTGCTCTTTAATTTCAGCAACTTTTGATCTGATAGCAGATTCAAAAATGATACGTGCCTTTTCTTGGAATTCTTCGGAGAGTTCTTCACCTTCAAGAAGAGCATTGACATCTTCTTCGATATCAAATTCTTCTTTCATTTCATCTTCATCATCTTCTTCACCAGGCTCTTCTTTGCCTTTTTTATGCTTACCCTCTTTATGCTTGCCACCCTCATCTTTTCCTTTTTCGGGTGCCTCATCCTCATCTTCTTCAGCAGCTTCGGAAACTACTTCCTCTTCATCTTCTGCTTCCTCTTTGACTCCTTGCATAGGCATTGCTGCTTGTGCTTTCGCATTAACAACATCCTTTACTTGAGCAAGAGTTGCAGCAGGAGTCTTTAATTCTGCTGAACTATCATCGGGCTTGTAATTTTCTGGAGTAGGACCACCGAGATCTTCCCAACCAGCAGTTTGACCAGGAGTAGTCCCAGTCAGTTTGTGCATTGGCTCGGCAGGTGCAGCCCCTTTGGTTACTACGTTTTCCATTTCTTGTAAATTGCTACCAACGGACATTTTTTTTAGATCTTGTATTTAATCTATATTTATTTATAATTTACAGATTTGAAAGAAATTCGTTGAATAGATTCAACTTATGCTCTTCAAGTCTTTTTTGGTCAACAAGAGTGTTAATTCTTCTTTGTGTTTGTTCGGCAAGTTTTTCACGAAGAATACCACCTTCCCAAATCCACTCTTTACCCTCCATAATTCCAGAAACAAAAGCATCTGGAGCAGAAGGATCTGCTACAATATCAGCAGCAGTTGCAAGCATAAAATCTTCACCAACAATTTTGTGACCCTCATTGGTCATTCTCAATGATCCAACTCCACGAGAAGAAACACCGAGACAAACTCCCTCACTAATGAGAGACTTTGCAATCTTACCCATAGGAGTTTCAAGAACCAATGCTTTTCCTTTAAAATTGTTTCCTTCGCGGGTAAGAGAAACAATTTTATGAGAAACGCGATCAAGATTTACAGTTGGTCCATCAGGGTGACCAAGTTCTCCGAGAGCACGACCCTTTTGAATAAAGTTTTCATTGTATCTGCCAACCTCTTTACTCAGAGTTGCCATCGGATACATTCTTCCATTACGATTGCAAATATCACCTTGAAGGAAAATACCCTCAATGTATAGATTTTTTTTATTACCTACTTTTTCGGTAATAAACTCTACTTTTTGAATTTCTTCTGTGATGAGTTTCATTTTATTCGGAAACTAATTGTACTACTTCTGTGATGGTCACATTTGTGGTGTTATCAAGAGCAAGAGCTGAAACTCTTACGCTTCTGGATAAAGTAGATCCAGTTGCAGTAATTACTCCAACAATTGATGATGTATTTGCAGCAATAGTAACTGTTGAATCAGTTGTAGCAGTTACTAATCTATGAACTGTATTAATTCCGACAGGTTGGGCATTTTCAATTGTTACATAATCACCAACCAAGAAAGGATTCCCTGCATTATTATCAAAAGTAATTACAGTTGATGCTCCTGTAGTAATTCCTACTATCTGCTGCTTTGCAAGTCTTTCCTTTAAAACTTCATTTCCAAAAGGAGAAATCAAGAAAGAATTAACAGTAGCTACAGGTTCTCCCCCAGTTTCTACATATACTGCTGTTGAAGCACAAGCAACACGAATATATCCGCTTTTGAGTGCAATTGGATTGCTAGTAGCGGCTACAGAAACTGTAGGGGAAATTCTATTTACATTTTGGACAATTTTTATTGCCATTATTCGTTATCTCCAGTAGAATCATCTTCACCAAACATCACTGCAGCAATTTCTGGACGAGCAGCATCTACTCTATCAGCAGCTTTTGCATACAAAAATTCTTTAATTCTGTCGGAAACATCTGCTGGAGCACCATCAGATGCAATCAAATCGATAAGTTCTTCCATAAATTTATTTTATTATTATAGGACTATTTATATTTTGCCACCTTTAGGTTCTTTTATCTCTACCTGCGACACATCTACTGTTGGTTCAATTGGCACCTCTCCTCCAGCACCTTGCTCAATTGCTTGTCCAGCACCTTCCTCACCTGCAGGGGGTAATGGATTTCCCATTTCATCTACTGGTGCATTTGGATCTGGGAGTATACCTTTTTCAATTTCATCATCAATTTGTAAATCAATATCGATAATTTCGGAGTCTGTTTGACGAAGAATTTTCTTACGCACATACTCTGTTGAATAATATTTACCGATATAAGGTTCTACCGTAGTCAAAAGTGTCAAACGATTTGTGAGAAGTTCTGCTTCTTTCAATTCTGAAAAATGATTGTCGTAAAGGAAGTCATATTGAATATGATCTTCCATCTTTTCCCAATCTTCGGGAGAAACTATATTCTTCAGAAGAAGTTGGGTACGAAGCATATCATTAAACATCTGAGCAAATCTTTTTCTCAGACGACCGACAAATTTAGAAAACTTTAATTCATCTCTCAGAATCTCTGAAGAACGACCCATATTAAATCCTTCTCCACCCCCAGCAATTCTGGTTTCGGGTACATTCAAAGATCTATAAAGTTTCTTTTGGAAATATTCAATATCAGACAATTCTCCAAGATTTTGACCACCTGGAAGAGTAGTAATTTCCGTTCCTCTACCACCTTCACGACGAGGGAGCCAGAAATCTTCAAGCATACTCATAAATTTACGATCGTCACGGATTTCTCCAGTATTAGCATCGTAAACTAATTTATTTCTATAGCGAGACATAACCTCTTTGAGATATTGCTCTGCTTTTACCTTTGGAAGATTGCCAACATCAATATAAAAAATACGACGCTCTGGTGCTCTTGATAATCTGTAAATGACAAGAGAATCCTCAATCATTCGGAGTTGATTGAGTGCCTTAATTGCTTTATGTAGATATGAAAGAACTGTGCCTTTATTTCTATCAACCAATCCTGAGGTGCAATATGTAATTGAATCTTTAGCGATTTTAAGAGAACCTTTAGAAGCTCCACTTAAATTACCCATCGGGTAACTTGGAGTTGAAGAGTAGATAAAGTATTCTTCCATTTCAGAATACATTGTATCTAAATTATTTGCCGAATTTCCATTATAATTTAATCTATCTACAATATCTGTGCCATTTTTTCCCTTCGTTCTCTTTTCTTGACGAACGTGCTTCATCTTCATTGGATCAATATACCTCAATTCCTGAATACCATCTTGAGGTTTTTTCATATCAATGACTTTTAGATAATAAAGTCTTCCATCAACATACCAATTTCTAAAAATTTCGTGAGATTTTCTATCAAAATCCATCATCTCTTTGATGGACTTAAACTCTTTTCTAATTATATCCTTTAACTTATCGCTTGCGTTTAGATTTGTTAATTCAATCTCAACGGGAGAATCATAAAGGTCGCTTACGATTGCTTCATTTACAATATCTTCAATGGCACTATCACACTCTGGATGAAGTGCCATCTCACGATAACGGCGCATTAAATCAAATTCAGTTCTATAAACACCTTCAATGTCTACATATTGACCATAAAATCCAGATTGAATATAATAATCAACCCCGTCCTCATCGGTTTGAGGTACGGGGGAAACTATTGATTTGGATTTTTTTTCATTATCCTCAATCGAAAAACCAAAAAGTTTCGCCATTTTATAAGTTAAACGTTATATGATACTCTATTTAGTTAATATCTTCACCGCCTGCTGCTGGCGAAGATCCTTTAATTGCTTCCCACCAATGTACTTGCATTTCAACAGTAAACTCTTGAATTGCTTCAGTCTCGTATGCCAAGTTAATTGCACTTACGCTAGTTGGGAATAAATCATAGAAGTGATAAGCTCTTAAGATGCTTCCATCACGATTAAGTTGATAAACAAATGCATCTGCTTGATAAAGTGCTGGATCTGTAGTGCCAGTTGCATCAGAAAGGCGATTCATGTAGTTGGTCCACTTTTCAAATGCAGAGCGAATTGCAAAGTCAGTATCGTTAATAACAGTAATCGTCCAGCTTTCGAATGTGCGATCTCCAGCAAGTCTTAAAGTTCTTCCTCTGAATGCTACTTCAACAGGAGTAACATTTGATGCGGGAAGATTTGCTGCTTTGACAAGAAATCTACTCTTGTCTAGGGTATTTGAG